ATTGCGCTGACAAACTCCTGGCCATCGTCTTCCTGAGTATCAATGATGCTGTCGACAAGCGAGTTATAATTCATGTCACATCCCCGAGTATTGTACCACGGTTGACCCACTGAATGTAAGAGGAGCCAATAATGGCATCACCGGCCACACCAGGGGTACCCACAGTACCTAGGGCCGTTACAGGGGCGGAATATATTCCTTGATGGCCATTCTCACCCAGGTCGCCACCGCCACCTTGTCCATAAATTGCGGGGGAAAAAGCATCTGCTGCGCCCCCAGCTACGTATGTTCCAGTCTGACCAATTGCTCCATTTGTGGCATTGGCTACTGGACTACCACGCCCTCGACCGCCGCCTTGGCCGCCCTGATAAGTTGGAAAAGGTAGCCCGCCACCAGGAACAACATAATATCCAATACCACCACCGCCACCGCCGCCGTTACCGCCATGTTTAGTGGTAAGGTCTATCTGCCATGCCGGGCCACCGTTGCCGCCGCCACCCCCGCCACCAATGATTCCGTAATTGTCCCAGACGACAAAAGTACCAATACTTACTGCAATGCCACCATCAGTACCGTTCTTGCCATCAGGTGTATTAAGAAAAACGTCTCCACCCGCCCCACCAGTGCCGCCTCGACCGGCAATGATGCCGAAGCTTCTAATGATTGGAAGGACTGCCATGGTTGGCCAGATGCCGCTTTGGAGAGCGGGAATGGATGTGCTGGATGAACCAACCCGAGAGGCAGTCGTGAAGGTAAAGATGATCTGGCGAGAAGGGTCGAGATTCCAGCCTGCTGCGCGGGCGGCCGATACCATGTTGAAATTGGGTACGGTGGTGGAGACTACCACGTTGATGGTGTTGTCGGCCCCAACGGCGGGGTTGTTGAAGTAGACGTCGGGGAGGACGTAGGGCAGCGCGATGGGGTCGGGGGAGACCGGGAAGGGGCCATTCTGGGGGTGGTTTTGGAGGCCATAGGCCCCGTCGTAGTCGGCTTCGCAGACCATCAGCCCCTGGTCGTTCTTCTGCAACTGGGGGTGAGTGAAGCGTCTACCGCAAATCTGACATAGGGCCCATGCCCTTTTACCGGTCGCCCACACTATCGCCTCATATAGGGTACTACGAGGATGGAGGCACGTACCCGATCTTCCTCTTGGGCATCATCGAGGGCCTCGTCGTATTGGGCCTTGAGGCGGGCTATGCGCATCTCCTGAATCTTGGCGTCATCGGGGTTGACGGGCTGGCGCTTGGCGGCCAACTTCCACGCGAGTCCCAGGGTGAGGGGGGACAGGAAGCGCTTGGGAATGTCGGCATTTTGCTCCATATTCCGGGTGACGTCCTGGATCTGCTTGATGGACCAGTACTTGAGAATGTAGGAGTCGTTGTCGGGCGTGGGCCAGACGTAGATGGTGGGTGCGTCCTTCTGGCGATCCACAAAGTACTGGGAGGGGCGCCCGTCTTCGGTCTTGCGGGCAATGTCGATCCACTCAAAGTGGCCTAGGCGCTGAATTTCCACATCAGTCCCGGAAAGATTGACGTGCGCGTAGAGGAGGTCCGAGACGTTACTGGATACCGTGTAGGTGCGGGTGCCCGAGGTCAGGGTAACTTCGTGCTGCTCCAGGGTCCACAGATTGATGGACTTGTTGGCCCATTCCGTGAGGAGAAGGTTGAGGCTCCGGCGGGCTGTCGAGAGATCACCGCCCAACGCGGGTTGCCCACCGGAGAGCTCAATGGCCTCGTCAATCACTTCCCCGATATTAAGTGACCATGCCCAAGTATTGCTTGACGCCATGTACTACCTCAGATAGAGTGGTACTTCTTGCCCTTGATGGCCGCGCCGGCGCCCTTGACCGTCTTGACTGCCCCACCAGAGGCGAGCTTTGACTTCTGGCCCGGGTGCATGAGGCGATTGTGCCGCTTCATCAGCGACATATCTTCCTTCTTGTCCGAGTGGACCTTGCCACCAGCCTTGTAGTTCATCAGACGATCTTTCCCTTGGTCTTGCCCTTGACAGCAGCGCCGTCACGCTTGGACTTCGACTTGATCATGTAGTCCTTACCGGGACCACCGTAATTGACGCGGGTCTTCACATCGCCGCCCTTGATACCGGTGACCTTGGTCTTGCCCGGCTCCATGTCCAACATCTTGAACTTCTTTGCACCAACCATTTTATGCTCCTTTGAAGCGCTTCAATTTAGCCTGAAGCCGAGACTTAGCCCCTGCTTCACCTACATCAGCCACGTTACGATTATACCACTGCCGGGCACTCTCATATGCCAGGTCGGTTTCTTTCAATACAGCCGTGGCCAATATGCTGTTTAGGATATCTTCCTGCTCTTGTGTCAAGTCAGTAGGTCCCCTGAAAAATACGTCCACAGCTGAGCAGCGCCATTGCCAAAAACATCTACCGTATTACCGCCGGCGCCGGTGGCATAGATCTGTGATACAGCAGTATCACCCGCATCCATATCCGCTAGAGCCATGCCGCTATAAACACCAAACCCACTACTACCGGCAGGGGCGTTAAAGAAATAGTTATAGGTACGATTGCTGGTGACAATTCGACCTTCTACACGAGTAGTTGTGCCAAGCTGATCCAGACCAACGCTGGCAATGAGTAGATATTTGCCGGTCACGGGGGCGGTAAAAGTGCTCCCGCTGAATGAATTGGTTTGATCCCACAATTCATTATCAAAAACAATGGAGTAATACGCTGCATTACCTGTAACATCGGGGATGGTGGCGGAGACATACGCCAGAAAAGATGGCTGCCCGGTATTGGTTACCGGCCCATTGAAATTGCCACCGCCCTGCGGAACTACCGGAGGAGCTACAATCCCATTTGCAAACGTGATCGACATTAGCGGTTACCGGCCCAGCCCGGCTGGATGATATTGAGTCGGACGCGAGGCGTGGTCGAGGTCGTCATCGCATCCACTACCAGACGGACAGCCGAGGGCGGGAAGGCAAAATTGCCTGCCGTAGCCGAGACAGTCATACTGGTCAGGAATGGATGAGGCAACCAAACTGCACTGGTATTCGGATCCGCCATGTCCCACACATCATCCCCGGTGTACTGCACGCTATAGGTATTGGTACCCGAGGCGATGCAGAACAGGGCAATATTGCCCGGAGTAGTGTGCAAATTGGTCCGATACATGGACGCCGTGACGACGCCAACCGTGGTCCCGACAATTGTCTTGATGCCAGGATTCTGGGCCATTAGGTCTTGACCATCTGCGTGTAGAATACGCTGACATAACCACTACCCTTGGTCGCGCCCGAGACGTCGGTGGAGACCTTGAAGGTCAGAGTCGTGTCAACGCTGCAGAAAGTGGACATGGCCACAACGGCCGAGGCCGGGTAGGACATGAACTGGCGACCCACCACCCCGATGGAAGTCAGGGTGCCGAATTCCGTGCTGTTACCCGTGCGTCCCACGTTGAAGGAGCCAATGGAGGCATCAACCGTGGTGATGATATCCACCTGGATCTGGTCCTGCAGGTAGGAGCCTGCGGGGAGAATCATGAAGGGAGTATCAGCGGAAGCCGTATAGGACCAGGGGTAGGTCTTGACAACTTCGACCGTGCCTTGGGCATTAATTCCTACACCCGTGGCGTTACCGGCGATGCTGACGCTGGTCAGGACTTCGTACTTCTTGGGGCCCGTTACAAGGGGGCCGCTAAAACTGGATCGTGCCATAATTAATTCACCTTTCAGTCATAGTCTGGTGAGGTCCGATGGCCTACGGTCTATGACAATGGGAATTATAGCTTAATCCGCCCCCCAATGGAAGGGGGCTAAACCCCCTCCTGTGCTTTAACCTTGACTTTATGGTAATGCGTATAGTAGTGCTTGGAGCAATATCCTTTGGCAAAGTGCTTAGCGTCACACCCTTCGATGGAGCACTTGCGCTCAGGCTTAATAACCTTGACTTTCGGGGGTGGGGGGTTATTTGCCTTGTTATTGGTGCGATGCCACTTTGCTTTACACGAAATTGTACAAAATTTTCTGTCAGGTCGATGGTCACGCATACTGGCCCCGCATTGTGCGCAGCCACGATCAGGATCTGCCTCTGTGGTACATTCGAATTTCCAACGGTAATGTTTGCGGCAAAGCGAATGCCCAAATACCTTTCCGGTACACCCCTGATGGGTACATAGATTTTCTTTGTAATCAATCAATTTGCCACGACGATTCAACCCCCGAATTTCTTCGAACAATTCCATTTTTCGGGCATAGTCTGTCTCAACAAATAGCTCACGAACAATTTCAGCTTGTCTCTTTTTAATAACTATGTGAGGGTATACCGAATCTAGAACCGCGAGAGCTTGATTGCCATAATAACGGACATCCCACCCGTCTTTATGTTTGGGACTATTTCGTACCTTTTGCCATATATTCCCGCCTGGGAACTTGGCATTTATGGCATTGATAATATCTAGATTGGTATTACAAAATCCAACACATATCTCAAAATAATACATATTCTTTTTATTACGAATCTTGGCACTTGCGTAAATATACCCATCTGCGTCAAGAAATCCAGCAATATATTGATCAGTTAGCATTTATGTCTCCTCCGCTAAGACAATACGCCCATAGATCAAATAATTCAAGTATTATATTTTCAGATCATAAAATAAAAATAGGGGGGACCTAAATCCCCCCTAAGTTATTGAATTTACTTACTCTTTACGAGCCGGCAGACGCATAAAGGCCGCGCCAATCTGACGATCCGTAAGAGTACCGCTGCCTACTTTTGAAACGGAGGTTGCCCGTGTCGAAGTCGCCTTCGGTCTTGGTGCTCAGGGCCACACGCTCGAAGTGCTTCATGCCGTTGGGGCACTCGGTCCGGATGTACCACGCGGTCGGCGAGGTCAGGTACCGGTTGACGTGCACCATGTCGAACATGCCCTTGACAACGTTCTTGTCGTTGTCCGAGGTGCCATTGCGCAGCGGGCTGTTGAGAATACGGTCAGCCGTAAACTGCAGCTGCGGCGGAATGACAAGCCGCTTGGCCATGTTCGAGGTCAGAATACCACGATCATCCTTCTCCAGGGTGATGGTGATAAAAGCATTCTCGATGGCCGTCTCGGACAGCTGGCCCGCGAGCAGGTTGCTCTGGAGACCCGCATCGCGAGTGGGGTGGGAGGCCGAGATCAGCGGCACACCGTCGCCCGTCGGGAAGGAAGCCGAGAAGGCGTTGTTGTACGGCGCGGCAGCCTTGACCTGCTGCGTATTCGCCATGGCGCGGCCCAGACCCTTTGCACGGACCTTCGAGAAGGTGTCGTACAGGTTGTCTTCGAAGGCCTCTTCCGTGATCGCGAAGCCGAGAGCGATGGTTTCGTGCGTATAACGCGCGGTCCACGCCTCACGGGCATCGTCGTACACGATTGCGGCACCTTCACCCTTGGTGGGTGCGGAGCCGAGCAGCGACATCATCACTTCCTCTTCGAATGCGCGCTCCGACTTCTCGGTATCGTACATTGGAATGGCTTCGTTGCTGATATCCTTGTAAGCCATACCGAAGATCACATTTAGACCAGGTACTAGCTGCTTGGATTCACTTGAACGGGTAATCAGACTGGACATTTACATGACTCCTTTAGATGCCGGCCGTGGTATTGAACTGGTGATTCGCGAACATGACTTCCATAATCGGGTAGGCATCATTGATCGCATTGCCCGGCAGCGTGGCGAGACGCAGAATACGCATCAGGCCGTTGCTGGTGGCAAGGGACGACTGGTTCAGTACCGCATAGGACGTGCCGTAATTGGTCGTGCCGCTGGTGTACGAGGCCGTGGTGAGGCCAGCAAGCTGACCCACATTGACCGCGATCAGGCTCGTATTGGCCTGGACCCAGAAGGTGGCATACGGATCGTCATCGACCGCCGCGACGGCATCAGTGGCAGACGTGCCACCCGGCCAGTAGCCGGACCAGACAGGGCGCTTGGAGACCGGATCGGTGTACGAGACACCTTCCAGAACACCAACCGTGGGACCCGTGGTGATACCCGCCGACGTCAGCACGTCCACAAAGCCAGCGGCATTAATGGCAACCGGCTGGCCGCTGT